GAAGGTAATTATCATATTTTTGATATTCCAAGACAAATTCAAATATGTGGCGATAGTAAAACACAAGAATTTATTAAATTTTTAAAAGAAAGAGATTTAATTAGTAATGGATTTAAAGGAACATTAGGATTGGGTTGTGTAACTAAATTAATAAAATAAATATATGAAAGCAGATATAATTACAAAGATTGATCCAAATAAACTATATAACACAACTAGCATTATTGATGGCGGTTATATATTAAACAGATTTGGAAAACCGGCAGACAGAAAAAGGATTTATAAATTAATACAGATGAACAGAATACCCGCAAGGAATGTTGGAATGTCCAACAGATTGCCGTTCTGGGCAGTAATGGGATCAGATTTAATTGATTTTATTAAAAAGAATTATCTATGAGTTTTACAAAATTAGGTAGAGATAACAAAGTTAAAATGAATAATGACGGAAAGTTCAGAAAGGATAATAAAGATACAGACAAACTAATGCGCAAATATTTAATATCACATTATAAAAATACAATGACTAAAGAAGAATATGCAAGAATCAGAAAATAAAAAATTGAGTCGGCAATGTAAATTAATACTGGGATTATTAGAGGATTTATATTGGCATTCAGGCGGTGAAATTTATGAGCAAAGAAAGGTAATAAAATATTCAACTAGAATATCAGATCTCCGTTTAATTTATAAATGTGATATTATTAAAAAGTATATGGATGGCCAATGGTGGTATAAATTAATGCCGGCAATAAAACCAAAATTAAATCCTTATGGTGAAGCGGTAGTAAAGGCGGTTAAAAAACAACAAAAAGAAGAGTTAAAAAATAATTTAAAATTAATATAAACTATATGGAAAAAAATGATAAAAAATTAATATTAAGTATATTATGTTTTGCAATATTATGGACACTCCTTTGTTTTGGATTTATTTATGTCGCAATACAAAGAATAGTTGAAATTGCGAATATATGAAAAAGAAGTTTAAATTTAGAAATGCTGGATCGGATAAAAATTGTCAAATTAATTGTCCTATTCATGGAGTTCAAAATACATTTGATTTAGCGGATGAAAATAAAAGAATACTGGGTGTTGGATGCAGGGAGTGTTATGTTAATTTACCAAAAGCTGAAATAAATTATTAAAGCAATAATATGCCAACACCAGAAACATTAGAAAAACGATCAATCAGGGAATATGTCGCATTCCTTGGTGGATATACATATCATAATCTAGCAGGTCTTGGTTGTTATCCGGGCCTTGCGGATATAACGGCAATAATTAAAGGAAAGGTTATACAGATTGAGGTTAAGGCCGGAAAAGGAAAGCAATCACAGAATCAAAAGAATTTTCAGGATAACTGGGAATATTACGGAGGTAATTATATATGTGGGGATTTTGATAAGGTAAGAATAGAATTAGATAAAATATTATGAAGATTTTTAAATGATTGACCAAATTAAAAATAGAATAAAGAAATTAAGAAAGGTAATAATGAGGCAAAAGAAAAAGAATAAATAATGGTTCATTAAAATAAGGAATTGGGCTTGATAGTTGAGAGCGTGAGTAGTAATACTCCGAGTCGGGTTATAAAACTAACTATCATTTTTTTCTTCTAGGAAACAAACATAAAACTAAACACAAATAATGATTGCTAATTATTAATTATTAACTCGCCCATTCCTTGCTTTAATCAACTATTAGATATATAAATAAAGGGTAATTACATTTTAATTCGTAAATATATAAACTCAACCAATTAATAAAATAGTTATTTACAATTAGATTAGTAGTTGTGGCCGCAAGTAAAAGGCAGGAGTATCTGTTAAGACCTTTCTAGTTAAATCTAGTTCCTACTAATCTATTTATAGATAATTAATAAAATAAGTATATGTATAGAGCAAGAGATTTACAAAAAAGATTAAATGGAATGGTAGTTGGCGATAAAATTGAACACGAACCATACGATATTCTATGTGTTCCTAATGGTTGGATATTTATTTATATTGATAGTGCTATCGGAGTAGCAAATGTTTTTATCCCTAAATTAAAATACGCCTATCAAGTAGATGAGCATATAACCACACTCCTAAAGAAATGAAATAGTTATTTATAATTAGATTAGTAGTCGCTTTGGAACGAGACGAAGAGACTAGATAGGTTAAAACAGCGGTGGTAAACCAAAGTAACAACCGCTACCGATTACCACACGGGTCGTAGGGAATTGCTAGTTATACCGTAATAGCTAAATGCCATTAGGCGTAGTCCGAAAGGATAGTGGCTATATAAAACCTACCTACTAATCTATTTATAAATAATTAATAAAATAAGTATATGAAAAGACTAAAATGCGAGTGTGGTTATGAAGAAGCTATACCAAATGAAGAAGAATTAAGATTAGATACTATGCGTTGTCCTAATTGTGGGAAAGTTGGAACACTAAAAGAAGATTATAATTAATAAAATAAGTATGGGAGCTAGAAAAGGATCAAATAATGGATCTTCCGGTGGGAAGAAAGGTAGGTCTGGCAGGAAGTCTGCTTATCAAGAAAAAGCCGACGCAAAGACATTGCATAAGATGTTTTTTGATAAACAAGATAGAGAGAAGATTAAATCAATGGTTAAAGGTGGAAAGTATTCAATAAAGGATTCGTTTATGGCAAAGGCATTTGCAGGATCAGAACGACATCAATTAGCAATATTTAATAAGTTATTCCCTGATATAATTACAACTCCAGATGATAAAGATTTTATAGTTCCAATAATAATAAGAAAAGGTGTCCCAAAAAACTCCAAAAACTAAAGAGATAATATTACATGATTCCCAATTTGAGGCATTCAATTTTAAGGAGCAATTTTGTGCTGCAATAGCCGGAGTGCGTGGAGGTAAAACTTATGTTGGATCAGCTTGGGCCGGTAAGAAGATTCAGGAATGCAAAGGCAATGGATTAATCGTTGGCCCTGATTATAAAACACTACAGTCGGCAACATTACCGACTTTCTTTTCTTTATTTCCACAGTATAGAAAATATTATAAACAACAAAAATCAGTATTAGAATTTCCTAATGGCAAGATGGTATTTATAAGATCAATGGAAGATCCGCTCAGTCCGGAGGGTATTACTGCAGAGTGGTTTTGGGCAGATGAAGCAGGTAAATATAAATTATTAGCTTGGACAGTATTAAGGTCTCGTGTTTCTTTAAATAAAGGGCAGGGATTTTTAACGACCACTCCTTATAATATGGGTTGGCTCTATGAACAATTTTATAAGCCATGGGAAGAGAATACTGATCCTGATTATAAAGTCGTCACTTGGGCCTCGGTAGATAATCCATATTTTCCTCAAGAGGTCTTTGATGCAGAAAAACGAAGATTAAAACCTGGAGAATTTAAGCGGAGATATATGGGAGAGTTTGCAAGGATGCAAGGATTGGTTTATGATCTGAAACCTATTCACATTATTGATCCAAAAGAAATACCACAATCCGAAGTAACACTTGGTGGTATTGATTGGGGTTGGACAAATCCTGCTGCACTTGTAATAATGAAAATAATAGATAATAAATATTATATAGTTGATGAATGGTATGAAGTAGGTAAAACGACTGGTCAACTTATAGACAAAGCTATTGAGTTACAAAATAAATGGGGTGTTAATCGTTGGTATGCTGATAGTGCAAATCCTGAAAAGATAGCTGAAGCAAAAGAAAATACTGGATTAAATGTTATAGGTTTTGAAAAGAAAAAAGATTCATTAACAGCTGGAGTGTCTTGGATAAATACTTTAATGTTGGATAATCAATTAGTAGTATTTAGAGGACTAAAAAATATAATATCTGAATTTGAGACATATCAATACCCAGAACCTGATGATAGTGGTATAATAAAAAAAGATGTACCAATGCCTTTCAATGACCATTTAATGGATGCAATGAGATACGCAATTATGGGCTTTCAGCCAGCAAAACGGGCTAGAACACCAAAACCAACACAAGAAAGTTTCACAAGCATTAATGTAAGGAGATTATTAAATGGGCCAGACCAACAACAATCAGGAGGAGAAGATGACTATATCTAATGAAGCTGAACGCAAAGTCATTTTCTTAATGAGAAATTTAACCAATCAATATGAATCTATTGAGATTAAATTAAATGATAAGCGTGAGTTTTCCATTGTAAGTAAATCGACTCTCAAAGAAATATTTCCAAATAATTAATTATAAATATATGCAAAACTTTTCAATTTCAACACAAATAAAAAATGAATTGGATGATTTTTATACTAACAAAATTGTACTGTCTGAATTAAATAAAGGCACAATAGGAACTGGCCAGGGTACAACTAGATATTTAAAAGGATCCGATGACGGACAATATAGATTTAGCCAAGCAGAAACTTTGGCTATTGTTGATTTATATTATAATTCCAAATTTGAAAGTGGAGAAAAAGATAAAAGCGGACTCCGTAAAATATTTATGAATGTCGGTAAATTCAGAACTGACGTATCTGCTAAACAAGTTGATCTCGATACAAAAGATTTTAAATTCACACCTGAAGATACAGCAAGCCCTTATGCTGCTTTTTTTGCTCAAAAAGAATTTAAGGAATGGGCCAAGGATTCTTATTTTGGCCAGTTAGTTAATCAGGTAGTTGAAAGTTATCCGAAGTATGGAACAGTTGTATTAAAAAAAGTCAGAGGTGATATTAAATTTGTACCACTTCAAACTTTAAGGAATGAACAGACAGCGGAAAGTTTGGCTACTGCTGATTATGTTATTGAAGAACATACCGATATGACACCTTGGCAAATAATGGAAATGGGTAAAAATGGTGATTGGGATTTAACTGGTCTTAATTTTAAGATAGATGATAACACTACTATTTATGAAAGATACGGATATGTACCTAAGAGTTGGTTAAAAAAATTTGATGAGGATATTGTTGTAGGTGAGAATGAGGAATATGTTGATGCAATGGTGATGATGACTTTTGATCCAACTATTAAGAAAGAATCAACAAATAAAGAGCATGTATTCTTTGCAAGAGAAATAAAAGAACGACCTTATTTAGAGGAACATTGGAATAAACAATTTGGTCGTTGGTTGGGTGTTGGAGTTATGGAAGATCAATTCCCAAATCAAAGAGCAAAGAATATTATTGTTAATTTAATGAGAAAAGGATTACATTGGTCAGGTAAAAAATTATTTCAAGCTATTAATGCTACAGGTGTCGCTAAAAATTTAGTTAAGAATGTTCAAGACGGTGATGTGTTGGAAGTTTCACAAGGTGGAGAAATAAAAGAAATTGGTTTGGCGAGTAGAAGTAATGCAGAGTTTCAACAATTCTTGAATGAGTTTGAGAAGAACTCGGATCAAAAAGCATTTACATTTGAAGTTGCTACTGGTGAGAATCTACCGTCAGGAACTCCATTTAGATTAGGATTGCTTTTAACACAAGCAGTTAATTCTTATTTTGGATTGAAAAAGGAAAAGCTTGGATTGTTTATGAAGAAAGTTATTATTAAATTTATGATTCCTGAATTTGTAAAAGATATGTCTAAAAAGGATAAACAAATATCATTCTATTCTGATGAACCTGGATTTGAAGCATTGAAAGCGGCCACGGTTGAATTAGTTAAATCAGAAGCAATCAGATCGTCATTGTTAAGTGGTATTCCCGTTGATGTATCAACAATTGAAAGAGTTATCCAACCGGCCGAAGCCATTGATAAATTATTCTTTAATCGTCCAATGTCTTTTTATAAAGATTTATTGAGTACTACTAAATATGATTTAGTTATTACTGGTGAGAGTATGGATATTCCTAGAAAAGTTGCATCATTAACTACTTTATATCAAGTATTGGCTCAACAAGGTAATCCAATGGCTCAAATGGTATTAAATAGAATTATGGTATTAGTTGGTGAAAATCCGTCAGCGCTGGCATCTGTTAAATTACCACCTCCCCCACCAACACCTGAAAAACCACAAGCAACGGATCAAGCCCAAGCACTTAATCAATTAGGTAAAGAAAATCAAGGTGTCGAAACAGTATAAAATACCAACAAACACATTATTAAGACAAATAGCTGGTAGTCAATCAGCTACTGAAATTGTTGGATTATTAAAACGATTATCTGATGATGTTGCTGATGTAAGAACCCCTATAATGGGGTCAGATGGAAATCCTGTTAGTTCTGAAACTAGAGTCGCTGTTAGTAATTATTTTACCAATACACTTGACACAATAAAGCGCATAGGTCAAAATGAAGTTAACAGACAACAAGAAACAAATCAGGAACCAGTTGATGATGATATTTAAAAGTAATTTTATATAATTAATGGGACTAAACCCGTAAAAAAGAAAGGAGAAAACCCTATGAGTGAAAATCAAACCCCTGAGGAGCAAAAAGCCGAGGTCGATAGATTATTAAATCTTAACCCTAGCGAAGTTTCTCAAGAGGACATTACTGCAATGCAGAAAATGTCCAAATCGTCTTTCGAGCAGAAATCTCATCTTAAGGATAAAGCTGACAAGGCTATTGACCCTGAAACGGGCAAATCCTATAGAAGCATTTTGCATGAGCAGAAGCAGAAAGATAAAGATAATCAAGACCCAAAAAAGATTGTAGCTGATAATGATAAAAAGGATGATAGTAGTGAACGTATTACTAATCTCGAATTGTCTGAAGAGAAACGGACATTCGGGTATGAAAATAAATTAACTCCTGAGGAGACAGATCATGTTTTCAATCATGCTAAAGGAACCGGCAAGACACCTGCCGAGGCACTAGAATCAAACTTTGTAAAAAGTGGTTTGGATGCCTTACGGAAAGAAAAAGCAAATGATAATGCCTCCCTAAATCCATCATTAAAAGCTTCTAAGGTCGGAGACAAAAATTTTCACGATATGGATAAAAAAGACCAAAGGGAAAACTATGACACTGTTGTTAAAAATATCTTGAAAAAATAGGACAATCTGGGTACAATGAAATAATTATTTATGGCAGTTACAACCGATGCTTTTACCTCTACAGATTTAGCTCCCGTTATTCCTGAAGTGTGGCCTCCTATAATCCTTAAAGAGTTATTTGCTAAAGCTATTGCAGCTAATTGGTTTTTCGACCTCTCTCCATTTATGGAAAAAGAGGGAGATATAGCCAATGTACCTGATGTATTTACCAATAGTTTTACAAAGAGCACTCAGTCAACTCAAGGTGCGGAGATTACCACAGAAGCAGTTGCTCAAGCCGCAGTCCAACTTTCCATTAATACTCACGATTATATTGCGTTTATTATTGGTGATAAGGATGCAAAACAGCTATTAGCTTCTTTCGATTTTATGCAGGTGTATGCAGAGAAAGCAGCTGGTACTTTAAGGTTAGCCCTTGAAGATGCTTTATTCGGACTTTGGTCTGGACTAAGCAATGCTATTGGCGACACGGCTTCTGTTCTTGCTGATCCTGAAATTCGACAAGGTATTTATACTTTGGAGAATGCAGAAATTGATACTTTAGATGGCGATACTGCTTTCTTTTTTCATCCTTATACTTTCTATGTGCAGTTAGGTGCTGTAGCAAAATACTACGACCAATCACAAAGAGGGCCTAATTCCGCCGCTGGATTTGTCCAGAATGGCGCTATGGGACAAGGTGGAGATAGACAAGCTGGTATTCGAGGCGTGCTATATGGTATTCCAACATTTGTATCTTCTAGAGTAATATCTGGATTACAAACTTATAGGAATCTATTGGCAAACAAAATGGCATTTGGTTATGCAACTCAACTTCAACCGACTCCATTATCACAATCAACAGAGCAAGGTAGAATCCGTGCTCAAGCAAGCTACGAATTAAGGAATTTAGGCTTACTTACCGTTGTTGATATGATTTATGGTGTTATTGAAATGAGGGACGACCATGCTGTTGTGTTAAACGGCTCAAGTTCATTTATCGGATCCTAGATCTAAGCGAAGTTTTATATACTTTTTAATTTCTCTAAATATATCCCCGAGGTCAATAAAAGGCCTCGGGATTTAGTTTGCATTATTTTTATACATTGTTATACTTATAAGGTAATAAATTAATATTAATATTATGGCTATGACCAATGACATAGAACCCAAATCAGGCAAAACTTATAAGGAGCTTTTTGAGATTGAAAAGAAAAAGAATGAAAAACCAAAGAAAGTTAATTATAAGGCTAAATATGAAACTGAAAAAAATAAAGGTAAAGACAACAAAAAACATATACCAGCTAAAAGTTCCGATCTTGATGATCGAGAAAATGATTTTAATTTAAAGGATGGGGACGAATTTGTTATTTTCAGACCTAATCATGGATTAATGGCTAAAGATAGATTGAATGAAAAAGACTTAACACCACAAAAAACATTCTTTTATAGGCATTTATTAAAAAATAAAACATATATTTGGACAGAGCAGGAAGCATCTTTAATGATGAAGTCTAATCAAGCACCTTATTTTAAACAAATAGGATGTTCTGATGGATCTACCTATAAACAATATATAAAAAATTGTGGTATAAAAATTGGTGAAAAAGTATCAAGACAGCAAGCAGAAAAAATATTAAAAGAAGCTAGAACAGCAGAAGAGGAAGTGGCTAAGGGTAATTTACAAAGACCACAAGACCAAAGTGTCCATTTTGGTAAAAGTTATCCAGTTGAAATGAGGTCTAGTTTTGTACCACCAAAATAAAAATATATATAAATATGAATAAAACAAGTCAAATATTAAATAAAATAAGTGATAACATTCCTAATAATTTAAAGAAGAATGTTACTAAGGTTAAAGTTGATACCAGCGGAGAAGAATTAGCTAATCATGCGTTAAATAGTAATTTTATTTCAAAAGATAAGAAAAGAAAAATTTATGAATTAAAGGAGGCTGGTAAGTTTAGAAAAATTGAAGAGGTTATTAATGAAGAGAATGTAGCTAAGATTGATACATATAATACTAAAGAAGTTAATAAAAAAATAGCTTCCGGAGAATTACCCGATCCAATGAAAGATAAATTTTACAGGGAAAGAATTAAACGACAGGCTAGTGGCAATATTAACAAAACCAATCCGGCTACTAGAGAAGAAATAATGAGAGCCAGGGAAATGTTAAAAAGAAAATAAATGAAAATAAAAAATAGCTATCCTCCAAATTATGATGAATTAATAAAACATTTTGATATTGCGGATAATCCAAATGTGATTTTTACATACGGCAATAAATTATATGTTCCCAATAAACAAAATATTCCTGACGATTTAATTGTTCATGAGTCAGTACATATAGAGCAACAAAAGAAAGTTGGAGTAAAGGAATGGTGGAATAAATATATATTTAATATTGATTTTAGGATTGATCAGGAGGCGGAAGCATATAACGCACAATATAAATATTTAAAGGAATCATTTAATAGGCATGACCGGAGGGCAAAGTTAAAGCAATTGGTAGAAGTCTTTAGTGGCCCTGTTTATGGAAATATATTAACTCCTGAATTAGCAAAAGAATTAATAACAAAATGAAAATAATCGGTCAATGCGTAGTCGGTAAAGGCGAAGCAGATAAATATTTAAAAGAAACTCTTGATGAATTTAAACGGCTATGTGATGACGCAGTTATCGCAACTTGCAATGCGGGTATAAAAGAAAAGCGATTGATAAAGAAATATGGATTTTGGCAGTACGAAGATAATCGGGAATGGGGAATAGATCAACCAAATATTAAGACTGATCTTTTAAAGAAAATTATTAAATTAAATCCTGATTGGATTTTAGTATTAGATGCTGATGAGACTGTACCAACAGTCAAAAGGAATGATTTAGAACAGATGGCAGATAATCGGGAATCTTGTTATTTTTTTGTAATTGATTTATGGAATGATGATAAACATTATTCAAAGGCATTATCATTTTGGAATGTTAGATTTTATAAGCCAAATTCAGCAAGAGGATTACAATTTTTAAGAAAGAATTTACATTGTGGTAATGCGCCACCATATTATTATACTTTATCCGCTAAGTCATCTTATGTGCCGCACATATTATTACATAAGGGATTAATGAATCCAAAGGATAGATTGAAAAAAGTAGAACGATATAATATCTATGATCCAAATGCGGTATTTAAAGGTAGAGATTATTATGATGCGCTCCTTGATATTGGAAACAAAGCAGAATATAATCAAGATGAGGTACAAACTAAATTAATAAACTTTTGTAAAACATTATGAAATCTATTGAAACATTAGTAGAAAGTTTAACAACTACTATTAATCAATATAAAAAAAGGGGAGTAAAATATGTTTATGTTCAAAGAAATGATGATAAACATAATGGTTCAACTATTGATATTCCGGTTGAAACATTAGCGATGACATTAAAAAATCATCCTACTTGGAACGTTATTGAAGAGGAAAGGGATATTGAGCCTGTAGAAATAAAAGTTGATGATGCTCCAAAAACATCAAAATTACAATGTCATACTTGTGGGAAAGAATGTAAGACCGAGAGATCATTAAAGGCACACAAAACAAAGATGCACAAATAAGAGTATGAAAAAAGAAATATATTTAGATAAGATAACTAAAAATAAAGGTTTGGATTTTTTAACGTATCGATATGGCCAAAATTATACTATTGAAATATATAATATTGTTGTTGGAAGTAATCGTGGAAAAGGGATTGGTACTAGCATGCTTAAAGATTTAATTAAAATAGCTAAATTAGAAATGTTGTCAAAACGCATTTATGCTTATACTAGACAAGAAAATGAAATGGCTTCTAAATTTTATCGAAAAAATAATTTTAATGGAACACTAATAAAAAATTTTTATCCTGATGGTAATGCTATTATATATGTAAAAGAAATATGAAAATAGCTTATATAGGTAGTTTTAATCGTCTTTATGATGAGGATGGAATAGCAAAATCATTAGAACGATTAGGTCATGAAGTTATCAGATTAGAAGAATATAAAATTACCAAACTAGATCTTTATAATATATTTAAAATAAGACCTGATTTTGTTTTAATGGCTAAATTAAAAATTGCATTAAAATATAGAAATTGGTTTATAAGCGAATGTAAAAAGATTGGCATTAAAACTGTTTGCTGGATGCCTGATTTATATTGGGGTACTAGTAGAGAGACAAAATTAAAAGGTAAAATTGATGCAATATTTAGATCTGATATAGTTTGTTCTCCGGATGGCGGTAATGACAATAAATGGAAAAAAATAAAAGTGAATCATAAATTATTAAGACAGGGTATTTATGATAAGGAGTGTTATATTGGTAAGCATAAAAATAGAAATGATGATATTGTTTTTATCGGTTGTGATAATCCTATATTCAGATATAGGATATTAACAATGCAAAGACTAAGACAAAAATATGGAGATGATTTTACATGGCTAGGCAAACAAGATACTCATCAATATCGTGGACAAAATTTAAACAATTTATTTGCATCAGTAAAAATAGTGATGGGAGACAGTGTTTATTCTCCTAATTATTGGTCAAATCGTATTTATGAAACAATTGGTCGTGGTGGATTTTTAATTCATCCAAATATAGAGGGATTAGATAAAGAATTTATACCTTACAAACATTTTGTACCATACGATTATGATAATTATGATTCTTTATACCAAAAAATAGATTATTATTTAACGCATAATGATGAAAGAAAAAAAATAGTAAAAGCTGGAATGCTTTATGTTTTAGATAATCACACTTTAATTAATCGATGTAAGCAGTTAATAGAATATGTAAAATGAGAATAGGATCAATAGTATTAGCAACAGATCAAGGACTTGGATATTTAGCCAAGGATTTTTATGATAACGGAATTATAAATAAAGTTTATATTAAGGATCATTCATCAAGAAAAAATCATTATAACTGGTATAAGGAAAAAGACAGAGTCCTAAATCCGGATGACTTATTAGATAATTGTGATGCTTTGTTATTCTTCGAAGAAATATGGGATTGGAAAATAATTATTAAGGCCAGAGAACGGGGAATAAAAACTATTTTAATGCCAATGTATGAATGTACCCGCAATCCACTGCCTTATGAACCAGACATGATTATATGTCCATCGCTTTTAGATTTGAGATATTTCCAAAATAAAAATTCTGTGTTTTTAACAGTACCAGTTAAGCAAGAATGGAAGTTGAGACAGAGGGCCAAGGTATTCGTTCATAATGCTGGCAATTTAGGCCTTGGTGGTCGAAATGGGACAAAAGAGGTACTAAGTGCCATGGAGTATGTTAAATCGCCAATACGGCTTATTATACGCTCACAAGTGGCTATTAAAGGGTCAGATGATATAAGAATTACGATAAAAGTGGGACAATTCCCTAAAAAGGAGATGTTTGATGAGGGGGATGTATTTATCTTTCCTGAAAAATTTAATGGATTATCTTTACCATTGCAAGAAGCATTTGCATCGGGCATGTTGGTTATGGCCGGTGATAGATTCCCAATCAATACTTGGTTGCCAAAGGATCCATTAATACCAATGGAAAATGTTAAACAGGAATACATATCGGTTAAATTTGAATCGGCTAATTATAATCCTAAAACCATTGCTAAATATATTGACGATTGGTACAATAAAGATATAACAAAGTACTCATTATTAGGCCGAAATTTCAATCAAAAATATAGATGGTCGAGAATGAAAAAAAAGTATTTTGAAGTAATAAAAGAATTATGCAATACAACACTCACCTAACAACTAAAACCCAAAGGGATATTCTTTTGGATAAAAAGTGGCCAGCAGTTATGATCGATGTTGATAAGGTAATTAATAAAAATTGCCTTGTTTGGGATGAGAATCAGGAAAAATATTATTATCAAGATTTTAATTTATTTTTTGAGCAATTAAAAAAACTCGATGACGGAGTTTCTGTTGTTAATTCAATACCTGAATCATGGAAAGGTAGAGGACGGGATTTTATTAATCGAATGACAAGATTGCCAATGCTTTATGAAAGTATTAAAAATACTGGTGTGCAGAAAGCTATAATGGTTGAACAGACTGGAGAAAGAATCGATGGATCCTATCGATCAATGATTTCTTCATATTTAGGCAAAAAACAAATACCCGCAAAGATAGCAAAATTTAATTGGAAAGATATTGATGAGGGATTTATTAAAAGGAAGATTGCAGTAAATAAAAAACTTAATCCATTAAACTATTATCAATTTGAATATCCTAATGGTATTAAAAATGTTGATACTAAAAATGAAACTTATTCAGAAAATGCAAAGGATCGTTGGGATGTATTAAAGGATTTAATTGGTAAAGGTAATGATGTTTTAGATCTTGGTTGTAATGAGGGTTATATATCTATAATGTCAGCACTTCAAGGCAATAAAGTATTAGGCGTTGATAAGAATTATATTAATGTAGCTAATTTTAATAAGTTAGCTTTTGAATTTTATAATAAGAAAGATTTATATTTAACATTTACTGATGAAAATATTTTAAATTATGATTTTAATAAAGTAAATTTAACATTAGCATTGAATGTTTTATATCATTTACCAAGAGATAATCAAATTGAAATAATGAAATTATTAAAAGGTAAAATGATTATTCAATGTAACAACAGAAAAAAAGCAGAACGAGAAAAATATTTTACTTCGCATATTGAAGATGCTAAAACATTAGCATTGAGTACTG